CCTTAGACCCGTTCTCTTTCACGAACCTACGCCTGTCATCAGGACTGCCGGTACGCAGCTTGTTCATGGCCTCTCTCTGACTGATGCTCTCTTTCATCAAAGGGATACCGTCAGTGGTACTCTTCTTGAAATCCACGACCTCGCCTATGAGATTAAGGACAACCTCGGTCAATTCACTTCTTTCACCCATGGCTAACCTGCAAACTCCTGTCCTACTCTACTGGGGCTGGGGGCCTGTGGTGTGAGGGGAGCGCGTGGTGGCCGTCCACCTGGGCCACCTGTAGCCATCCCACCCATGCTCTGGTCTAGTGGCATACTGTCAGGGCCTAGTATGGACTCACCCATAGGACTGCCAGGTGGTGGCATGCCACCCTGAGCTTCCATATCTGACTGCTGTCTCTGCTGCTCCAGCATCTCCAGCAGACCCATCTCTCGTGCCACCTCTTGTGCCAGTATCTTCTGCACCATGCTATCAGAGCGCACGAAGTCTTCCAATAGTCTGCGCCTCTCACCGGTGGAGTCTTCCAGCTTAGCGTCGGCAGACCAGTAGGTCTCCCTGCTCTTGAGGCCAGCTTGCACCTCACGCATGCCCATCTCACGGTGCTGCAGCTGCATCACAGGGTCTATCAGTTCGAAGCTGACCTTGACGGAGTAGTCATGCTCTATCTCGGTGGAGGATATGGTGTGTCCGTGGACATAGAGGTCTAAGTCCATGATGTCTATGAGCTGTAACATCTGTTGACCAGCCACACTAGCCAGGTGTTCCAGCTGTTTGGCCGGTGCCACGAACCTGCGCATGGCGCTGGTGGATAGTATAGCTTGTTGTCCAACTGTTGATACCCCCTGCTCCCTGACACCAGCCAGAGACCGGGAGTAGGTTCCAAGTTCCAGGTCTTTATCCAGCCACTCTTCCGATGCGAACATCCACCGTGGCAGCTGCTGCACCTCCATGCGCCCAACATCACTACGGGTGTTGACCTCTATGATGTCACCCCTGGCCATCTGCTCCTGCAGCTCAGCTGCTTCACCAGTGGTGACGATGGGATTGAAGGTGGCCTCTATCAGTGCGTTATGTCTACCTGCTACGGCCTGCGCCTGGGCCTTCAGTGTGTCCAGGGCGTGGTCAAGCAGCCCTACAGCCATATATGTGGGGTCGATGGTGGATGTGCTGGTGGGTTCCTGGCCGTAACCGGAGTAAGCGTGGGCGTATGGTATGAATCCCCAGGTATTCTTCTCCACGAACAGCAGTTGACCGTCGTCTGTAGCCAGAGCGTGCCAACAATCCGTCCACCACTCGTCGCAGAGCACCATCTCAAAGGGATTATCCTTACATTCGAAGAGATTCACCTCCACTGGACGGCCTTTACCCCTCTGTTCGTACCTGCTGTGGGTCAAATCCTCCAAATCCTGGGCCAAACGATGGGTTCTCTTGATGGCTATCTGCGGTTCCTTGCGTAACGGGTCTAGAAGTACCCTGGCAGGGTGTGGTGCTCTACTTCTGAAGGGCATCATGGTCTTCTTCCGGTGTTCCCACAGCCTCTGACGCTGTTTGAACTCCTCGTCACTCTCACCACGGCCCTTCTTGGGCTTATCCCGCCGGTTCTGGAGCACATCTGTGTCCAGACCTGTCTCAACCACGGCATATCCGTACAGTAAGAGGTGTTTACCCATCTGTTTCCACGTTAGGTTGGGTTCTAGGAGCGCAGCTTCGTCCATAACTGCCTTAAGTGCAGGTTCCAGTGCGTCTGCGTGCCTCTTCTGTACCTCGGTAGTACCAGTGGGGCTGCGTTTCACTATAGGGTCGTGGGCCAACTGGTGGTCTACGGCGTGGTCTACCAGTGAACGTGAGCGCATGGGCTTGAACCAGCCTGGTCTGTCCATACCATCAGGCCACAGGGAGAATGTCCTGTTGTAATAGGTGTCTATGTTCTCCCATTTGGCGTGGGTGTTAGACCACAGGTCTCCCAGGTACTTACGATACTGGGCTATCATCTCTGCGGTAGGCTTCTCGGACATCTTCCCGCGTGTAGTAGCTGCCATCACCACCTTCTCCTACGACTTATGGGGTTGAGTATGCTGGCCCAGCTTGGTGTGAGTGTATCACGTGGTTTTCCCACAGCCTGGGCGTAGCGTCTGAGCTGCCACGCTATGCCCACAGCCAACGGATAGTCATCGTGGGAGCCACCTTGCCCCTCGATACGTCCATTCTTATGAGGATTCCTTATGATATTGTAGAACTGGGCCAGCCCTTCCTCCGATGGTACGGTGATAAGCCTGGAATTGACGGCTTCTATCAGCTCACCCCACAGAACGTAGCGTGACCTCTCATCGGTATGCCATCCCGCCTTGTCATCTTCCCGGTAATAGAGCTTGGGGTAGCGCATCGACTGGGCAGATGCTATAGTCAATACCCCCCAATCGTTATCCTCTATCGCCCATATCGGGCTATGGTATCTCTGGAGCAGCTTGGACGATGCCAGGGCCATCTGGTCTGGTGGCAGCAGGTTACTCTGCAGCTCTGCCACCACATATCCTGTCACTGTATCCAGTATCACCGTCACTGCGTAGTCCAGTCCTGCCCCGTGAGCAGTATCAGTACCGGCTGTATACCTCTTACCGGCGTGGAAGTCCTGATATATGTTGGCGTACACGCCACCGCAGTCCATCTTGGTGGCCGGGGGCCTCACATCGTTCTGCATCAGCCCTAATATGTCGTGGTCGAAGGCTGCTATCGTCCTTGGTGGTGCCAGGGCCTCTTCTTCAGTGGCTGGATATTCCTTCTCAAAGAGGGAAGCGTCGGAATATTCCGATTTTCTGGCATTGAACCACTCATTATCCCTGCCGGGACGCACGTTCCACCCGTAGAACATCCTTCTGAAGCCGTTCCTGGGGGATTCCTTATACGTTCTCTTGAATAATGAGTCCTGGCTGGTGCCGTTGGACGTTGAAACCAGTACCAGTTGGCCCCCAACGTCGTCGATGGTGGGTTTCACGGCTGCATAGTTCTGTTCTAGGTGCTCGTGATAGTCTGCCTCATCCATAACTATAAGAGAAGCAGTCGCAGAACGCCCCGCTTTCTCCGTTGAAGGCAGCGCCAGGATGCTGGAGTGCATCTGGGGGAACTCAAGCTCCTGCCGGGAGTCCACTCCCAACGGAACCTTCATATCTTCTGGCAGATTCTCGTATATGAACCGGCATTTAGCCAGTAGTCTCTTGGCTTCTTCCTCTCCCTGGGACAGTAACAGCACCACAGCACCATCGAAATACAGTGCTTTCCACAATGAATACGCTGCCAGGAGCCAGGAAGCGCCCGTCTGTCGTGATTTCAGCCATACCAGCAGCCTGGATTCCTCCAGGGCCTCGCATACCTCCATCAGATGGGGCCATCTCTCAAATAAGATAAGCCCCCTCTGGGGAGGAGGCTCCATCACATGCACATAATCTAGGAAATGTGTGAAGACACGGCGTGCTAACTCGTGCCGTATCTGCTCTGCTGCGCCTAGAAGCGCGTTCTTCTGGGAATCAGTCACCGATGCCACAGGGAATCACCCCCCTAATCCACCACGAAACCGCTACCCTCCACCACATCCGGTCTCTCAGTGGCTATCTCTTCCTGCAGGGCCAGTAAATCACGTAATTCCTGGGTGGTGAACTCGTCCATGTGGTGGGTTACGTTAACATCCACGTCCACATCGACCTGTTGTATCGCTTTTCCCCACCCGCGACTCAGTAACATCTCTGTCGCAGCTAGCCTGTCGCTTACCTTCGCTTCATCTATACGGCCTGACGCTACGTCAGTCAGTAGTTTTATCAATGAACCACCATCTCTGGTGGCCTGTCGTACCTTCTCCGCTAGGGCGAACCCTAGTTTGGGCCTACCGTTGGGATTCCCTGACTTCCCAGGTTGGAACTGTCTCTGTTCTAGCTCTTTCGCCATATATCACCAAATAGTTAGGTGCTGGCACGTGAGGGAGAGGCCGTACCAGCACCTGTAAGGAGGTACGGCTCTGAACCACCACAGGAGTACGGTGGCTGAGTCGTAGGTACATGATACCACAGGCTCTTTTTTCAAGATTTTACAAGATTCTGTGGCTGCGAGTTAGCCCTGCTCTTTTTATAGGTACCGGTACCCGACCCGAGGTGGCATGTCGCCCTCAGCTCTCAGCCTGTGGTGGTGGTGACGTCAGCTGCTAGGATAGTGTATACTATGTGTACATAGGAGGGAAAGGGGACAGCAGCGCTAGCTGTCCGACAGGCAATCGGCCTTCTCCGATAGCACCATTACAATCTAGCTCAGAGGACGGCCCGGGAGCAGGGTATGGTCTTAGGCAATCAGGGAGCACCTGAG